ATTGACTATGTCATAGCCAATTCCGTGTCTGTGATTTTCTCCAGCAATACGCATAACAGTGCCATATCCACAAAATGGGTCTAGCACTGTGTCGCCTATAATAGAAAACATTCTTATAAGCCTATATGGTATTTCATCTGGGAAAACGCTAGTTTCCTTTGCTCCTCTTGCTCCTTGAATTTTCCAGATTTGTTGGAACCATAAATCCCTTTCCTCTTTTGTGAATGCTGAAGCATATCTTGCTTCATCTTTAGGTTTGAATTTTCTTAATTTTCCTTTTCTGAATATAGCTATGTGTTCGTGGTCCTGCGACACGTATCCATTTGGGGGAAGAAATCCTGATCCAAGAAAGGCATTAGGCCTGTTGCTTATTTTCTTCCAGTAGATTGGTATCAATGGTGTGAAGTTCATTTCCCACATTATAACTGCTACAGCAGCATAATTAGGGAAACAACAGAATCCAGAATCTGGCAAAGACCTTGTAGCGTCGCCTATGTTTATGCATATTATTCCACCATCTACTAAGACTCTGTGACACTCAAGCCATGTTTTTGCTAACATTCCATGCTGGTGATCAAAATTAGCAGGGCCAAATAAATCGTCAAAGCCAAATGCTTTATCCCACTTTTTTATCATAGGGTACGGAGGAGAAGTGATAATTAGATGGATAGATTCGTCCTCTATCTCACACATGTTACTGCTATCCTTTTTATAGAATTTCATTTCACCCCCTGTAGAATGGTGTTTTGCTTTCAAGTTTAAGTATTTCATATCTAGTCCTATCAGATACATCTTTCTTGCCTTGTAATCTTACTACTCTTACCGATGGTATGAATGGAGACAATGATTCTGCTGCTAAGTAAGCTCTTTCTGTAGCACCTGGATCGAATATTATTGATATTGACTTAAGGTTCATGCCAAGAATAGTGTTCCTCTGAGAAGGAGATAGTCTTGATCTAAAGACAGCAGCAGAGTCATCTCCCATTCTCCAGCAGTCTGTTGGCCCTTCAAGTAGATAGATATGCTCAAAGCCATACGCTGAGTCATAGTTGTAAAGAAGGTTTTTTATCCTTTCTGAAGACTCAAAAAGGCCAGAGTTCTTATATCGGTTATCGCTTTTTCCTGTGTAATCCCTTCCTACGAATGCTACAAGTTTTTCTTCTTTGTATATCGGGATTATTATTCTTCCGCTGAATCTGATATTGTCTGTTACTTTCAGGTTATGCTTTGCTATTATTTCTTGGTTGAATTTTCTTTTTGATAGGTATTCTAATGCTTCACGAGTGTACTCTCTATCAGGCCTAATGTCATAGCACTTTTCAGGAAGATAGCACTTCTTTGCTAAACCATTGCTGCTTTCAGTAGTATCTATTATTCCAAATTCCATTCCATTATCAATAAGTACGTCTTTGACTTCTTTCCAGCCTAGACCTGATGCCTCTCTAAGAACAGAGATTATGCTTGGCCTCTTTGCCTGATCAGAGAAGTCACAAACCCAACAGTTCGTAAAACAATTCGATTTACTTATTCCAAGATGCTTTTCTGCTCCACAAAATGGACAGTCCACATTCAGGTCGTTACTTCCGACATTTTTTCCACTTGTCTTGAAATCAATACCAAGTTGATTTAAAACATTCTCTATGTCTATCATGCATCCATTCTCCTGAGTAGTCTTTCGTGGCCTGAAGTAGCAAGTTTTTTCTGTAATGAACTTGTTCTTGCCATTTCAACAGGATTTTGCCCATTAAGTTCAGCCAATTTTGCTACAGCAGCAACTGATAGTGCTGGCTTACCCGCTTCAATTGCGGCTTCTGCAAAATCGGACAGTTTTCTGTGGATAAACATTTTTCCAAGGCGAGTCCATAATTGCCTATCAGTCATCGTGCTGATTCTCATCCTTTCGTGTGCCATTCCTACCATTTTAGCCCCCTTTCTTTATTCTTCTCCTATTAGGAATTTCTTCGCATCAACGATGCCGTCAAAAGCGTCCTTCATTTTAGCTAAGTTCTTATACATCCCAACTTCTACTGTCCCTTTGCCTACCAGATAGTAGAAAAAACAACGCCTTGTCTGTCCTCCACGGTGAATCCTTTTGTGAGATTGCTGGTGTGTTATTAGTGAGTGGCTCGTTTCATAATAGATACAGTATGTTCCTGCTGTCAAGTCTATGCTAGCTCCACCGGATTTAATTTGTGCTACTAGTATTCTGCATTTTGGGTTCATTTGGAACTTTCCATGCCACTCAGCATACTTATCTTTTGTTTCTCCGCTTAGAGATGCAAATTCAACTTTTTTCTTTTTCAGGAAATTCTCAATTATCTTCCTACTCATCGTGTACTCAACAAAGATTACAACCTTTTGCTCTTTGTATACATCTTCAATAGTCTCCCAAAGCAGATCAAGCTTTGGGTTCTTTTTGAATATATGGTCGGAGCTTTTTATGAACCCACTTGATATTGTTCTGAATGCAATAGCCTTATTTGATATCTCAGCAGTAAGGTCGCTTGATTTTCCTTCTATAAGCTCGTTGTACACCGCTTTCTGCTCTTCGCTAAGAGAGTATGTAAGCGTATGGAATATCTTTTCAGGAAGATCTGAGCACTCTTCCTCTGTATATCTTAAAGCTTTGCTATAAAGCTTATTCTTGACAAACTTCTCTCCAGTCTTAGTCGGCACCCATACTGGTCCCCAGAAGCCTTTATCTTCAAAGTATGCGTCTCTGAATCTACTAAAGCTTGACCCAAATGTCTCGCCATAATCTATCACAAAATATTGTGACCAAACATCCAGTAATGTGTTGCCGAATGGAGTTCCTGTTAGAAGTAGGCGGTTGTTGAAGTTATTGCTTATTTTTTTTATTATTCTAAATATCAGGCTTTTTGGTGATTTTACTGTATGTGATTCATCAAGTATAAGGAAATCAAAAGGTATTTTCATTAGCCTTTTCAGCAGCTGTGGGTGTATAACTTCTTTATTTTTCCCTTCATCATTTTTCTTGACTTTTACTGTTATTAGGCTTCTTAGTCCTTCATAATTTATGACGTAGAAGTTTGATCTGCTATGGAATATATTCCACTTTTCATCTTTATTCCCTCTTACACAAACAGCAGATAGATTAGAGTGAATTTCAACCTCATCTTTCATTTTTTCTACTGCTGAGTTTAGGCATACAAATAATACTTTTATTTTCTTTTTATATCCATCAAAGTATCTTACTGTATCTATTGCTACTTTTGTTTTACCTGTTCCGAGATCAAGTGCGCTTAAGAACCCATCATTCGATGTACTGGCAAGAAAAGCGGCTATCTGGTGCGTCCATGGATTAGTCTTGAATTCAAAACCTTTTGGCACCATCTCCATTAGTTGGTCTCTGCTAAACGTCTTAAGCTCATTCCAGTCTGTCAAAATTTCACCGTTGTGGTTTGTTTCCTTTTTCCATTATTGGGAATTTCTCCATCATATCGTTGTACGATTCTTGATTAACGAATCTTCCATATTTCATTATGAACTGTCTAATTTCATAATTCCTCTTAACCCAAACTTTTGCTCCTTCCGACCCATCTGTGTTTTTGAATAGCCATAGCCTATATATCCACTTTTTTTTCTCATCCTCTAAAGCGTTTATGCTGATGCCTACGGTTGCTTTCCTGAATTTATTTATGTTATCTCCGACAGATGCTGCTCCAAGCCAGACTTTGGTTTCACCAGCCCTTTGTGCTTGTGTTGTGGTAACAACACATTTGTTTTCATTTTTAGCATAATTCTTAAGATAGGTGTGAATAGCAGTATTCGCTTCAAGCTTATTTGCGAATTTGCCAAAAGGAGGCTCTAGATCATCGGCTGAGTCGAAAAGTATTGGGTTTATTATTTTTCCTGTTCTTGTTTCCACCTCCTCTATAACAGCTGGAAGCTCGTCAACTTTCATTCCCTTTTCTTCTTCTGATAACAGGAATATGTCCGCACCTTTATTCATGGATGATGTTATATGTCCTCTAACTTTTGCTGGCTTATCAAGGACATCTTCGATTTTCATTCCAGAGAATGACATTCTAAATCTTAGCCTTGCTGTTTCATTAGACATTTCAGTTGGTATTACAAGAGGCGAGTGGCCAAACCTTACAGCCATCTTTGCTAAGTGATTTATGCACCAAGACTTTCCGGCACCTAGGAAAGCTTGTATGACAACGTAATTTTTAGGCTTTAGCCCACCTTTCAGTTGGCTGTCTATAATGTCTATACCAAATCTTGTGACGAAGTCTCTCTTCTGTATGCTATCAAGTGGATCATATAATATGCTTTCAGCTCCTTTTCTTCCTATTGAGCTATCTGCTTCAATTACAGCTTCTCTTAGAACATCAATAGCAGTATCAGGGTCTATATCAACTCTATCTTGCATCTTCAGAAGCGTGTTTGTTACATTTTTTATTATCCTTGTTTTTATAAAAAAATCAACCTTGTCTTTTATGTAATCCTTTGAGAACTCTGGAATTGAGAATACATTAATCAAATATTCATCTATTATTGCTTTGTCTTCCTCTTTTATCTTTTTGCGTCTTACCTTTTCATCTATCTCTACAAGTATGTTATCACCTGGAGCCTTTTTATATTTTCCGTGAAACTCTATAGCAGTTCTGTACACTTTTTGTCTAACATCCGATGCAAAATGTTTCGGCTCGATTCTTTTTCTTATTGCCTGTGCTAAGAATTTAGAGTCTAATATGCAAAGGTACATTATCCTATCTTGGTCATCAGAGTTAAGCGTAAGTTCCATTCACACCTCTATGAAGTCGTCAAATTCGGTTATCTCTATTTCAAAGTCTGTTCCATAGTCAGTTTCGTAATCTTCG